TCTATAGACACAATACTATTCTGAAATAATCTCTATTATGTTGCCTCAAAATGAGTTACATATAAAAATAACCGCCCTTGAAATCTCAAGGACGGTAGATATCAACATAATGGTGGGCAATATGTACAATAAAGCGAACCACTTTTTTATAAATTCTACCGCTTACCCTATTACTTTAGTCATAGATTTTGCTCGTTAATTCTTCATATTCTTTGTCGTCGCTCAAATCGTAGAGGCGTTCAGCTAAATATTCATAATCGCCATTTGTATAAGTAACCTTTGTTACACTATAAAAATTATTTTCCGTATCTGTTGCGTTTCTCGAAATGGCCTCGTAGTCAGCAATGTTTTTGTTCGGTAAATCACTAACTAATGTACATTTTATATTTTCCCCATTGATTGATAATTCCATAATATCATACCCCTTATTAAAAAGTTTCATTCTTGCATACTCAGATATGCTCATTCCTGCTTTTTCAGCTGCTGCTTTGAGTGTTGCATATTCATCGTTATTCATTTGTATGGCTCTAGGCTTACGCCGCCCCTCTTCGCCTACTGTAACAGGCGCCCCAGCTCCTTTACGAGCGCCGCCCCATTGGTTTTTACTGCTCATAATAATACCTCTCTTGAATATATAATCTATTATTTTATTGGCCCCTATAATAGGGGCCATATTTTATTATCTCTCGGCCGCTGTATTCATGATATTTGAGTACATCTCAGTTAAATCATCAAGTAACGGATTTGACTCAAAGCCGCCAAGATTTTGATAATTAAACGCTGCTTTCATGTTAGCTACAAAATCAAGTTTATCAAATTCATCTCGATATACTCGATATTGTGCAGCTGCTGAATGAGCTGCGCTTAATGCTCCGTCAAACATGAGTTTCAAGAAATCCTTTTGATTATCTTGTAGTGTTGTTGCGAAATCTTCTGTCATTAAAATTTTCATGGTGTGTGATGTCCTTTCATTTTATCATTCAGTAAGTGTAATTCCCTTACCTTTGATTATATGATAACATATAATCAAATAAAATGCAAGCACTTTTTTAAAAATTTTTCTATTTTTGCAAAAAAATAAAGGCCCACTACATTAAATGTATATATTTAATATAGTAGGCCTATTTTATTTACCAATTATCAAAGCTATGTGTCCACCCTCACATAGTAGGGAGATAATCGGATCACCTCGATTTCATCGAATAGCGCCAGCTGCACCAATTAGAAAACCAATCACACCACCAGCGGCCCATATATCACGTTGCCGCCGCAAGCGTTGCTCTGTTCGTCTATTATTTTTGATTTCGTCTTTCAATTCCGTCAATGAGCTCGAGGCTTGATTCAATCTCTGCTCTTGCTCTGTTATTTTGCTCGAGGCTTTCGCTAATTCTTGCCCCTGTTTCTCGTTGATTTCCCTCAATTCGGTTAAGGCTTTCGCCCTCTCGCTGTTGATAACCCTCAATTCTTTTAATTCTGTCGCCTGCGTCATTGTTAAGCTGTCGGCTTGTTTCAATGAGTTTGTTGAATTCTCGATTGAGGCGTCGGCTTTCATCAAGTGCCCTTTGAGTCTGTTCCAATCGCTCAATGGCACGCTGATAGTTGGCTCTGGCTGTGAAGTAACCTCTTGCGAGGCTGCCAACGCCATAGAGGAAAAGCACACAAATAGCACCAACAATAAGGCGCTTAATAGTAATCTTATATTTAAGCGTTTCGAGGTATGTTTTAATTTTTTCATACATGATAACCCCCTATTTAGTCCAAATCGCTCCAGCGAGCCTCATAGCCTCGCACATCAACATGAACGAAATTTTGATAATAATACTTGCCTATGCCGTCGGCGCCGCATTCCTCGGCAATTTGTGCTAGATAATCTACGTCTATGCCGTCATAGGTAATATCAGCCGCTACGCCTTGTGTATGATAAGAATTTTTAACGCCGCCCACTTCCTCGTTGTGCTCTGGGCAGCGGTAGCCGCTATTGATAGTAACAGGAACGCCTAAGCGCTCACGAATTCTGTCTAATACATCTACAAGTCTTTTATCAATAATGTGATCCAGCACATTATGGCCGTTTTCATCAACCGCATGACGTTCACAATGACAAGAGAATTCGTAATCGTCGAAATATTCGCCAATTTTCATAGTTTTTACCCCCAATTATAAAAGGCTGCACCCAGTACGAATGCAGCCAATACTTAATTATTTTTTTAAAATCATATCAATTTTTGAATGGACTATATCTAATAACCCTGTTACCGTGCTATTGCCGCCGTCTCGCATATTCTCGAGAATGCTCAAAAACTCAACAGAGCCAAGATACAGCCATACTAGATTGACCGCAAACGCATAGTTCCCAGCCATGAAATCAAAGCACCATGCTGCAGCAGTTGCTAAGCAATAAGTGAGCACCTTTGTTACAAAAGGCTTTCGCATATGCTTAGAGGATATTAACCCCTTACCCCAAGCGGCAGGAATAGCGATATACTTATCAGAACCGCTTATATTCTCTGGGCTAGCCCCTAAATCTAGCAACATTTGATAGCCGATTGCAGCCCATTTGGTTAGTAAGTCAAGGAATACTAACAAAATGAATATCCCTAGCACCTGCACGTGTTTAAGTCCAATCATATATATAGCTATTTCGGCAACGAATGCCAATATAGCTTTTAGTACAAAGGACTCTGTAAGAGTTCGCCATGCCTCGCTCATGAAATTTGTTAATTCTTGCATTTGTTCCCCTTACATCGAAATTAACCTAATTTATTGATTGTATCGGTGCTAAATACATACTCATATCTAGCGCCTCGCTCCATAGCAACCAACTCAGAGCCGTTGAATTGAATTTTCTTATTGGCTACACCTGTGAACTTGATAGAGGTTGCCTCACCTGTTTTGTGTCGTGTCATAGGATCCTCGGAAACAGTAATTACTTGTCCACGATTAACCTTAACAATAGTATTGTTTCCGATATTAACTAAATCGCCTAAATTGTTGCACACTTCTGGGAAGTTGCCGCCTTTAGCAGGGTTATTAGGTAATTGTGTTAAATCAAGCTCTACACTTTCGACTTTTTTATATTCACAAACTCTTTCTGTTATGTTTTTGAACATATCCTCTAATCTGAACTTTCCAGTACTTTCCAAAGTCGTAGGAATGACTTTTACGCCTTTCTCGTAAACCTTGCCAACACCCACCACATTTACGCCAACTCGAGACGTGGTTAATTGAACATCTTTAACGAACGCCCCAAAATCTGGACCTTGAGCAGGTTTAACTAACTCAATAATATGAGTTGTAACTAAGTGATCCATTAAATCGTAGTAATCAACTTTTACATTGCCTTTCATGCTTTCATCAATAGACACTCGCATATTGTCGGACTGAAATTCTCGCTTTTCGCCATTATTGATAGCTAATTTGTAGTGCGGCTCTCCTGTGAAGTCGATATAAGTAGCCCCCTCTTTTGGCTGAATAAAGTCAAGAGATTTAGGCGTGAAATTATTATAGCAACCAGAAAGCTCGATAACTTTCATAATTACTGTATCTACGCTCGTATCTTCGAGCCAGATATTGTGCTCTTTTAAGAATTGAGCTGATTTTTCTGCGGCCCCTGCATCACCTTTAGGACCTTTTAAGCTTTTGAGAAATTCGCCATCTTTCTTTAATATTTGAGCCGTCTTTTCCGCACTGCCTTCATCGCCTTTATCACCTTTAGGCCCTCTTAAACTTTCAAGCCATTCACTTTCTGTTCCTGTATATCCGTGTGCTACTGCGATAGCGTATGCACTTTTACCTGCCCCCTCAACGATAGGTAAAATAATATTTTTACCCATTTTTTCGAGCAAAGGCAAAGCTGTTTCGTTATCAAATTTTACTGTTAGCGTGTTATCTGCCATATGTACCCCTAATTATGCATAGAAATATCTTGAATAAGTGTGATTTTGCCATAGCCAATTTTGATATGTTCGCTATCGCTATAAATAAAAGCGTCATATACAAAGTCTTTAGTCTGTAGCTGCTTTGCTGCTGATATATCGCCAGCGAGCGAGAATGTTACGCTATTTTCTTCGATTGTCGCATTCAGCTCAAATACTACAGCCTCATTAGGCCTTTTTCGTATCTTGCATACGCCTTTATATCCTGTGAGGTTCATGTCGCTACCCTCTGGCACTTGATAAGTGATATTAAAATCATGTCCAGCGTGTAGCGTGAAATCGTGTTTTACCATAAGCCACCCCCTTTATGCTTTGGCGATTACTAATATAAATAATTCACCATATGAATATGTTTCCACGTCTTTAAAGCCTTGCACGCTGCCGTCGCTACCAGATGTAGCCATATCTAAATAGCGGCTTTCAACAATCGCCTTGCGTTTGCCTTTAATGCCGATATTTACCTTATGCGTTCGGTTAGTTCTAAAATATATATCGCAACTACCAACCCAGCGAGCTTTTTGTTGGTTGAATTTATCAAAAGTAATACGTTCACCAGCTTTTCCTAGCCCATCATCTGTTGGTTGTGGAATATAAGGCCTACCACTATTGCTGGAATTACAATAACTTTCAGTCTGTATATATCCTACCGGCACAAAAGTACATTGCGCCTCTGTGAACCCATTAGGAATAGGGCACCAATCACCATGCCGCACCTTATACACCTGCACATCGATATTCTTAATCTTATAGCCAGATTGATATATCGAATTAGCGTCAATGCGTGAGCCTGTGATGTTAGCACCCTTAATATTGCCGTCACGATCTATCTCGAATGTACCAGTACTATTTTTGAATGTGCCCCCTGTAATAGAGCCGCCTGTTAGATCGCCAGTGTTTATAGAAATAGCTGCTAGGTTATCAACTTTTATGTTTCTTGCATTCACGCTGTCGGCCTGCAGCATTTTATTTGTGATGATATTATCATCAAATAATGCTTGCCCAGTAACGTGCAATAACCTGCCGTCAATGCGTGTGCCTGCTGGTGTTAAGTTAATACGGCTTATAAGTTCCTTGCCGTCGAGCTTTCCGAGTGCATTTGTTACTTTGAGCTCTATTCCGTTGGATATTTGAGTGATTTGTGAGTTTACATTACTGTTTAAATCACTCAAAGATCGCTGGAATGCATTCGATTGGTCTATGAGTTTGTTTTCAAACCCATTAACGCTAGTCTTGACTGTGCCGACTTCACCCTTTAGATCATCAATAGCCTTATCCATATTAGATATGCCGAGGCTTTCCATATCGAGTAGCTCTTTATCAATTTTAGCTTTAACTGCCACGCTCACGGCCTCTGTAGCAGGGCCCTCGCCGAATATATCAACGTAAGCCACTTTTACGTTGTACACACCAGCCTCTAAAGGGATTGTAAGAGCATTTGTAGTAGTAAAGTAGGCTTTGCTATCAATATATACATTAGCGCCCTTACAGTTCGCAGGAATAGCCTCGAATGTAACACCTATGCCGTTAATATTGGCCGTAGCCTTTACATTAGCAGGCTTTTTAGGCTGTGGTACGTTGTAAGTCAATTCTGCAGGTACGCCATAGCCTTTAGCTGGGTTGTGCGCGTACAAGTATACTTTACCAGTCCGATTTTGTAGCGTTCCGCTGTATGTGGTGTTATTACTACGACCGATTAAGCCGTCATTTTGGCCTGCGTTTAAGTCAAGCCGTAGCTCGTAATAATCTACATCGGCATTTCTAACCTCTAGCCAGTTAAAATGCGCCATATCGCCGAATGAAATAGAAAAGCCGAGAGGCTTATTCGGAATTTCACTCTTTAGCTCTACAGTAATACTCTTAGATACGCCCTGCGAGGTGTTTCCATGTGTATCTTTTACAATGGCTTTAATCTCGTATGTGTGCCCTAATTCGCAGCCGCTTATAATGACCTGCCCCTCACCTGCGCCGCCATATTTCCATTGACCGCTAGGCTCTCTATACCAGATTTCAACTGTATCTAGGCTGTTAATATGTGGCACATTAAACTCTGCCACCACATCGAATGACTTAACCCTATTAGTGATCTCGTAGTATTTAGTGTATAGTGTGAGGTCTGTAACCTCTGGGATAAAGTACGGCGTTAATGTGTATTGATAAGCCTGTACCTCGTCGAGCCCTTGCTCGTTGCTGCCGAATAGGTTCATAGAGGTGAATTTGAGGTATATTGTTTTCCATATATCCTCTTTGCGATATGGGTATCTAAAAAGGGCCTCGTCTACACGCACAAACCGCTCGCCAGCGTTATGACTGATTGCATTAGTACCGTATTGACCTCGTACAAGGCCACTCAATGAAAATTGGTTGTTAGGGCCCATATTAGCGCCCTCATAACTAAACGCCTCGCCATTCACCCAACAAAGCGTATTCGCTCGCTCGGCGTCTATATGCGTACCGCCTTTGAGTGTGCCTTGATTAAGAGTAACCTCGCATGTGTTCGCTGTTTCATTGAATGCTAATCGAGTGTGGCCCATACGTGCCTGTTGCGTAATAGAACCTATACGGCTGTAATTCTCGCCATTATCAGATAACCATACAGAGCAACCACCCCAACCACTCGGCGCATTGACACCTATAAATACTTGATTACCGCCTACATCGCCAACGGTTTGGAAGATTGCCACATCGTTGACGCTCTGCGCTGCTTGGCTGTAATCAATGAAAGGCCGCTCGTTTTCGTGCACATCATAGCGAGCTGGCGCATAAGTACCAGCAGGCTTGCCCTCTGCTGTAAATTCGAGTTGTCCGTCGGCTGCCTCGTTTACAGCTGTAATAACAACAATCTGCTTATTTAATTGGCAAGCCTCATCGGTAAGTGTTACTAAATCGCCTACCTCGAGAGTGCAGAATGCCCAATCAAGCCTAAATGTGTATTGAGTTTTAGCGTATAAGCGTTTCATAGCGAGCTGTTCGGCATAGTATTGAGCCCTAGCCTTTGTATAGAGGTAGTGAGCCGTTTTCTTTGAGGCTGGTTTTAAGCCGTTGCGTTGTACATCAGCCACCACCTCAAAGGATACTGTTTCTTTCTCGTAACCATTAGATCGATTAATGAACTCAACTGTAGCCTCATTATAGGCCTCGCTTGTATCTTTCCGCTTATATAAAATAAGCTGGCCGTCTGTGCCTGCGATAAAATCATCTGCCGTGAGGTCGTATTGAATTTGGTTCGCAGGTGTCCATGTACCTATTGGCTTATCGGCTAAAGGTACGATTTTAAGCCTGTCAGTACTCCAAAATACAAGGCTGTTAGTAATCTCGGCTATATCATTAATAATGCTTTGAGCCTTAGCGCTCTTTTGCTCTGGTGGTGTACTGATTAATATATCAGCCGCCTTACAGTAGGCTCTAAAATTTTCAATACCCTCAATTTGCACATCTGCCCCAACTGATTGCAGTACATGCTCGATATAATCAGCTGGGTTGACGTCCACGCCGTCGCCTGTATCTCTGAGCTTGCCGTATACCTCAAAATTATATTGAGGTAAGCTGCCACGCTCGCCCAAATCAACAACACCAGCCATATATGCAAGTCCGCTATATGGTAGCGCTTTCTCTGGGTGTTTAGAGAGCATATACGGCCACGGCGTTTGAGCCGCCTCACCATTAAATAATGTTAGCTCGATTTTTTCGTTAGGATATTGATATATTTCTTTATCACGCCACACCTTACCAATACCAGCGATAGGCCCCTCACATAGAGCGATAGCTGCAGCTACTGTATAGGTATAGGTAATATTTGTATGCTTTGAGCCGCCGCCCTTACCAGTTCTGGTAGTGGTTTTATGCTCATGAGCCGTGAAATCTTCATAATCAATGATGTTACCGCTTACTCGAGTAGTGCCTAGTATTTCTGGTACTACCTCACCATATGAGGCTGTATTGATTTGAAAATCTGCGATCATATCGGCTCGGCTAGTTGTACTTTTGCCTCTAAATAAAAAGCCCATTATTCACGCTCCTCTCTAAATCTATACACAGCCCTCAAACGTGAGCGGCCTTTTTTATCATAGAAAATCACATCATCAAGTTTGGATATAATCACGCCATAATCAACGAAAGCATGAATTACAAGCCCTTTACCAATATATATAGCGCCGTGCGAAATACATCGGCCATATTGATATAGTAAAAAATCGCCAATTTCAAGCGGAGAGCCCTCTTTCACTTCATCGGCGACTTGTTGCACGTATTTAAGATATTTCTCCTCTGAGTGGTGTAAATGCCATTCATTTGAGTAGTTTTCTATCTGTAGTCTATCGGCTTTCATGAGACCGCTATCAACCACCGCAGCCACTAATAGATAAGAGCAATCGACGCCAGCACCTTTTACCATTGAATTATTAGCGTATGGAGTGCCTAGCCACTCAATCGCAGCATTAGCTATCCTTTCGCCTGTAGTTAATGTATTCATCGTATGCTCTCCTTTAGTGGTACGTAAGGGGTTGCCCTGTTCCTATTCCAGTTATTGAATTTATTCTTGCATTCCGTAGGCGTCTTATTGCAGCCTGCGTATATATAGAATTGGTCGCCGACTCTTGGGCTTACTTCAAGAGCGCTCATATACAGAATTACGCCGTCAACGCTTTGTAATATCTGTGTAGATTGCCCAGCCAATGGACCAGTGATCCAATCAATACCACCAGCGGTGTAATAGCCATTTATGAATGGTATATCAATTCTTACGGAATTAGGGCCAGAGCCTAAGGCTGTAACCTTGCCGCTCTTTCTGAATTTTGAAATATCAACGCCGCACTCTTTTGAATACACACTAAAGGGGCATTGTGGATAATACCGCCGATTTGGGTATTCAATATTGAGCTTTTGCACGATTGATTTAACATTGAGCTTTAAGGTAAGGCCACCGCCTTGACTGACCTCACACAAGCCAGTAAATAACCCTACAGCGCCGATAATGGTGTAATTATCATCAAAAAAGGCTCGTTTGAGCGTCATTTGAGCGCCGTCAAAGCCACCATTATGAGCTACAGCCATAATAGGTACGCCGCCTATTTTATCTTGCTCATTCGTGGATATGCTAATCGTCATTTTATCAACGCTAACAGTGCTGTTAGTGGTGATTTTATCCCTTACTATAATAGGGCCGTCGCTTTTATAGATTTGGCCGTTGTAGGATACGTCGGCGTCCGAGTCAGCCCAGTAGTAAGATACACCACTACGCAAGCGCAACTCGTAAAGGTCGCAGCTCATGAAATGTTTATCATTGTTGAGGTGATTTCTTAATACCTCATTTACCTCTTTCATAACTACGCCCCCTATCGAGTAGTAACTAACTTGAATGATTTTGTTTTATAAACATTTGTGAAAATATACTCGGCTGTCATATCACCGCTAAACCTTACCAACCAATAATAGGTATAGTCGGCGGTTATAACCGCATTAGGTGCTACTGTCTGCCCTGCTGCGAGTTTAATCACGCCTTTATCGCTAACAACTCTAACAGGTGAGCCGTCAGCGTATAGTGTTAGGTTTTCGATATGATATACAGGCTCTAGGAAATCGCCAAACTTTCGCACGGCTTGCCATGAACCCATAGCACCAGTACCGAGTTGAATGCCTTTCTCGGCGTTATCCTCAGGATCCAACCACAAGAACGGAACTGTACCCCCTCGAGTTTTAGAGTAAAAACCCATTAACTCTTTATACTGTGCTGGTGTCAGCACCTCGAACTCTGTCGAGATAGTATATTGAGGATATTTCCAGTTTGTCATGGTGCGAACCTTACCAGAGCCAGAGGTCTTGGTCTTGGTGTCCCATTTTTGGGCTTTTTGTGATTTCCACGCCAAAGATATGATAGTAGGAAATTTCATTAATTCCGCCATATTACCATGTCCCCTCTGTTCCGATAAATTCTCTATCTTGATTTACTAAGAATTGACGCAAAGCTCTGCCACCTCTAGTTTCAAGGAATGAACCAAAGCTTTCGGCGTCTATAGCGCTTACGTTGAGTGTAATGCCGCCACCTGCGCCCATACCACCATTAGAGCGATTAATGCCCTCGCCTAATCGGTCGAATACAGTATCAGATAAAGGCAATACAGCCTCATCATATTTACCCTCACCAATTTGGGCGAATGTAGCACCATAAGCAAGGCCACCCTCTGCGAGTTTTGGCATACTATTAGCGTTGAACGCAGCCCCAAAGCTACCGCCAAAGTTGCCAACTGCACCGAGTGCCGTAGCTTGCGCCACACCTGCCGCTGTGCTGCTACTCCATGCCGCTAAGCCTGCTGCTGCACTAGCGCCGAATGTTGCCATAGATACTTGTTGAGCGAGTGAACTCCAAGCAGGTAGTTGGGCCTGTGCTGCTGCTACGCTTGCCGCTGTTTGTTGCGATTGTAGCATTTTGCCGAGCACAGCTTGCTTTACTTGCGCTGCGATCCATTGGGCCACGCTATCAGATATGGTTTTTAAAATTGCCTTACCCATATTTTGGAAAGCTTGCGTTATGCTCATTGTGCCTTGTAAGAGTCCAGAAATGCCCTCTTGCAATTTATCAATGCCAGCGCTCGCACTCTCCCAAATAGCCTCTTGTCCATTCCAGTGGCTATCCATTACAGCCTGCTGATATTCGTTTAAGAGCTCCTTGCGTAATTCGTAGCTTTGTTGCGTCGCCACATATTCAGCGTCAAGCGCTGACTGCAACGCCTCAAAGTCCTGTGTGCGTAGAGCCTCGTCAATGTTCCATTTCTCCTCGGCCATTGTGCGTTGTAACTCTAGGTACTTATCGTTATAATCTCGATGAACAGCAAGCAACTCCTCTGTTTTTTGCTTTTCAAAGTCAACTCGGCCGTCCTCTGTCATTTCAAACAGAATGCCTCGCTCTTTCAGAGTATCAATAAAATGCTGTTGCTGCATTTTATCCATTTGAACAAAGTCATCGCTGTACTTATCCCATTTGTCGCCGATAGCATCTATTGCGTCGGTGTATTCTTTTGTGAATTGCACCATAGGCGAGGCTTGCCCTGTACTATCTTTAACGGCTAGGCTTAACTCGAGATCTTTACGCATATCACGAATATTATTCTCGATTTCTCGCATTTTCGCCATTTCTTCTTGTTTGGCTTTAATGCGTTTCTCGGCATATACGGCGTTTAATAGTTCAAGGTCTTGCTGATAGTTAGCGTTGGCTGCCTTTGATTTCTCGAGCTCGTCAAGTTCTTTCTTGTACTCTAATTCGAGCAGCTCTTGCTTATTGCCAAGCATTTCAAGGTACGATTGCAAGATTTTTTCATGCACTTGCTTAGCCTCTTTTTCGAGGTCTTTGCCTTTGCTACCTTTGCCGCCGCCTTTTCCGCCTTTGCCCTTGCCTTTACCGCCGCCAGCGTCAGCAGCACCACCGCCGCCACCGCCTACGTCGAGATCACCGCCACCGCCGCCAGATAAGCCGCTCATAACTTGCGAGGCCATATCGCCAGCAGTATTTACAATGTCCTGCGCTGTATCTGCGCTGATAGTGTCAACCTGCGCAATAGCGGTGAACGTACCGCCAAAGAATTTGGCCACTTTATCGCCTACACTGTTGAGTTTAGCGATTAACCAGTTAAGAGCCTCAATAATCTTATTAACGCCCCAAACCGCCGTATGAACGATTGTCGAGAATACTGAGCTTAATGTAGCACCAAAGCCATTAGAGGCCGCTGCCGCTGTAGCAAATACTGTAACCAATGTTACAAGTATAGAAATTAATAACCCTACTGGGTTGGCTTTCATAACCGCATTTAATATACGTTGAGCAACTGCTGCCGCTAGTGCACCACTACGCACCGCAATATATGCACCTCTAAGCCCTACCATTAAGGCCGTAAGTACTGCTGATACTGTCGCCGTGCCTGCCATAGCAGCCCTAAGTACTACCATAGCCGCAGCATGAATTTTAGTAGCTGCTGCCGAGGCTACCTCTGCCACTCTATACGCCACAACTTTAATGGTAAGGGCTGCCGTTTGAGCATTACATAAGGCAACAGCTGCCCTATAAGTGGTAAATGCTACCACCACAGCCAATATGGCTGCCGACACTCTCGGCATAGTCGTAATAAATAACGAGCCAAAGCTCCTTACTGTCTGCGAAATAGTGGATATTGCTATCCGTAACCCTGCAAACGCCGCACTAATTAAGCCTATTGAGCCCTGTGCTGCTACCGCCATGCCTCTGATTGCTACGCCTACACCATCGCTTAACGCTTGGAATTCGCCACTTTGTGGAATAGTAGAAATCTGTTCAAGTACAGGCTGAAAGGCTTGTATTAATTGGTTTTGAATAGATTGGCCTACCTCGGCGAATGTCATAGGAATTTCGGAGAATTTCTCGTTTGTTTCCTCTGCGCTGCCTAGCAGTGCATTCTTAATGATGTCGGCTGTAATGAGGCCTTGCGAACTCATTTCTTTTAATTGTCCAACGGATAACCCCATTTCATTGGCAATAGATTGAGCTAAGAGCGGAGCATTCTCCATAATAGAACGGAATTCGTCGCCTTGTAGCTTACCTGCCGCCATTGCTTGGGTAAGTTGGTACATCGCAGCACTTGCCTCTTGCACGCTAGCGCCAGAGATTTTAAATTGCTTATTCAACTGTTCCACAAAGGCGATTGCCTCATCATTCGAGCTGAAAGCGTCTTTTGCCAGCATATTGAGCTTTGCCACACTGTCGGCCATGTCAATATAGCTACCTCTCGAGCGATTGGCTGCGCCATATATTTTCTCCATGATCTCGGCTGTAGTTTGTGAGCCGTCATTGATTAAGTTGATACGAGAACGAATGCTCGTTAATTCGTCGGCTGTTTGTGTAGCAGCAACTGCTACATCTTTGATTTTGTCAGCTACTAACCCTATACCAGTAACAGCGCCAGCGAATTGCAGTCCCTTATTCATTTGAGATACGATAGATTTTATCTCTGCACGAATACCAGCCGCCTCTTTAGCTACTTTATTGCTCGCCTCTGCCACGCTTTTAGGTAGCTCAGAGCTTATCGTATTAGCCACCTTATTGACGGCCGCCGTAGCCTCTGAACTGTCAGCGCTTATGCGAACATTAATATTGCTATCTGCCATTTTCTATATCTCACCCCCTGCCTCTCTAAATTCACGGATAAAGTCCGCCTCTGCTTGCCGCTTTTCGGCTGCTGTTGGCGGATATAGAATTTCAATAAATTTCTTCGGTTCGATTGGCTCTGATAGCTGCGTGTTCATGATATTAGCCACCCAGAAAGCTCGGTTTGTATCCTGTAGTTTCTGCCTACGCTCATACCCTCTAACTAGCTTTCTGTACTCCATAGGTTGAAGTCGCATAAATTCCCATGGTTTCAGCTCTAACACGCTATATGCTATATCTTCCGCATTTCGTACCCATAAAGAAAAAGAGGGGGCAACTTGGCCCCCCTCTAGTTTTTTGATTGTTCGGCCTCATTTTCGATAGCTAACTTATCATCTGGCGTGAGCTCGTTTGGGTACATTTGATAGTACATTTTAGAACCCAAAGCACCACTTGCAATGATCGCTTGCATAAGTGGTGCTTGCAAGGACAATAGGCTCATGTCTTTGGTTTCATCGGATAAAAGCTCATCGAATAGCTCGTAATATTGTTGAGCATTTCGTTTATGCTGTTTCATGCCGATAGCATAGCCTGTGATAATGCTATTGATTGGCCAAATGCTCATTTGTAAGAGCTCCCCAATCGGTTGCCCTACAGCAGCCTCAAGCTCCATGAGGCGCTGCATATTGAACATTAAATATTCGCCATTTTTAAAAAAATCACAATTCACTTTTTTCATAATTAAAACTCCCTATTTTAGCGCTAATTTAGGAATAGTACAGGTATATAATGATACCTATCAGCCTTATAATGTTGGTGCTGGTTGCAACTCAGATAATGGGCCTACGCCGTTCAAAGAGCCTTTATAAGTAGCCACGCCGTCGTGTGGTGTAGAGATAGAAAGCTCTATAACGCTTGCAATACCAGTGAAGAATGTTTTGTCTGGATATTCAAATTTAATATGTACATTGTCGCCGTCCAAGAATGCTTTTTCTAACAATTTCAAGCTTTCTTCTTTAGGCATGAGCAATGTTTCGATAGCAAAGCTCCACTCTTTAAGGCCTGCAATAGTAGATTTCCAACCACCAGAGCCCTTATGAGAGGCGTCGATAGAGTCCGCTTTACGAGATAAGTCGCCAGAGCGTTGACCGCCCAATAGTAACCATTTAGCGCCTGTTTTTTCATTCGTACCTACGTTCAAATATAATAGGTAGTTTTTGCCTGCTGTAGGCATATCCACGGCCGCTGGTTTGTATAATGTTTCCGCCATTAATAAATACCCCCTTTAGTATTTAGATTTTCTTTTAAATCGTACATTTTAGCCTCAAATCGGTATTGCGTACCGATAAATGGCCTCATGCTGTCATGATCGTCTGTTTTATTTGTGCAGCGAATATCAATAATTTGATAGCCGCTTTCTTGCAATACGCAATACTCTCCATTAAGTGCGCCGCATTGCTCTCTAAACTCGATTAAGATTTTCTCTATCTTGCTTTCAAGAGCTGCAATCTGCTCATAAGCTACATCGAACTCATGACTATCTGATTTAGTCCAGCACTCGATATAAAATTCTTGTTTGAGCATATTATGCACATTTTCATCGGCAGGCATTGCCTCGCCTCGGCCTAGCATTACCATTCCGAGAGAGTCTACTCCAGAATTTTGAGGACTTAAAAAGCCGAGCTTGACTCGTCCGTCAAACCCAGCTTTCTCGATTGCGTATTTAATTTTATTCAATAATTCAAGCCACATATTAGCCACCTCGATATAGAGGAATACTTCTATACCCTGCATACTTGGACGGCTGTCCTGTGAGCTGCTCCGCTGTGATTTGGTTTTCTAAAACCGCTATTCTATTGTTGATATATTTCAACTTCTTAGAATAATAATCATCATCGTTGCCATTGCGGCTATATTGGCCTGTTAAAGAGGCGCTTTTATTCATGCAAGTTTCTCGATAGCAATACAATGTTACGAGTTCATCTACAACAAAAGAACGGATAACCTCGCTCTCTTGCACGCCTAACTTTTTAGCCAATACATATAGCCAATTTTCGGCTTTCTTCAACGTGCTTTCTAGCACATTAGGCCCTAGTAGCTCATCATCGAATATCATGCTTTGAAATTCGTATAGCATATATCAAACCCCTTACAGTTTAATGTGCAGTTCTGTTCGCTTAGCCCCTAGCTCTACATTACGAGCTATTTCGCCAAGCGATACATTAACAGCTTTCGAGAATATATCATGAACAGCCTCACGGCTATTGTCGAGAGCCTCATATAAGAATTGGTCTGGCTGTGTACCTCTATGAAATACACGTTTAGCAAAGACAAAGCCATTGCCACCACTTGGAACCCAGCGCAAGGACTGCTTTTCTTTCGGAAAAATATAATGCGCTCGTGTTCCCTCATGAACGAAAGGCCCATAAGGCGCTAGATTGCTGTCGATATATACTTCTGCTGTTTTATCGCCAATCATACGCACGTCTATAGCCCTTTCGAGCTGGCCGCTGCGAGAGGTAAAGCGATGAGTGCGTTGTGCCTCTTCCTGTACCTCTCGAGCGCTGGCTTTGATTGCTTGCCGTAGGCGTTTTTCAAACACCTCTTTAGCGTTCATGATTATTTCTTACTGGACTTTGTAGCCTTTTTGCCCTCGCCGTCTGTCGGTTCTGTGTCTGGGTTTTCATCGCCTACGCCGCCCTCGCCGTCTGTCGGTTCTGTGTCTGGTTCAAATTCTGGCTCTAATACAAAACCCTCATCAAGCCACAGCTCGAGAGTGCTTTCATCGTCCGTGTATCGAACCTCATTCATACGAATTACTCTGTATTTACCCATAGTTACCCCCTAATTATGCGCCAAAGTTTACCCACAAAGACGCTAGGCGGTTCTTAGGAACCCATACGTCGTGGAATTTTCTATAATCAATAGCCCATGCGTCGGCTTGTTGGTTGATTGTTGGATCAAAGATACGCATTTTGTCTGTTTTAGATACTGCGATAGGGGCTTTACGGCTCATAATAAGCCAGTTGATAGCTTTTGCTCCTGTATCAGCTTTAAAACCGCCTTTTTCTTGGCCTGTAGTTTTGCCGTCATTGAAAATGTATTGAGATTTCAAGCGTGCGCTAGATACTCCGATGATAGGAATTTCGTTATAAGTGCGAACACGTGTATTGTATTGGCCTTGCGTAAAGTTAGCTACATTGAGCATACCCTTAGCGCCTGCTGCCTCGTTCAAAATACCTTGAACACGTGCACTCATTACGATTACCAAATCGCCAGTTTCACCAATTAAGTCCTCAATTTCCATGATTTCTTTGTTAAGTTGTTTGATGATGTTTGTATCATCTGGGGTGAAAGAGTCTGTTTTGCGGCTTTCTTGCTTAGCATATGCAGCTACTTTAGAGTAGCGGTAGGAATCCACTTCTGGAATCACCTGTTCCTTTTGGAACGTAGTCATAACATTTGTTGCTGTTGCCATGAAGTTTGTTTCGTTGACGTCCATAGAGTCAAGAGAGAATTTGCGGCCGCGGTCTTGAGTGAGTTTGAAATCTTGGAATTTCAAAGATACAGAGCCTCGGTTGTAGCCGTTATCACGATCATAGTTAGCCAAGCCGTCAACGGAAAGAGTAGGAATTTTAACAGTATCGCCGCCGTTGTATTTAACGTCGCCAGCGTTGGCCTCCATAAAGCCAGATGTAGCACTAACGAGCATTTGTTGGTCGAGTACTGTTTGGAAATTTTGCGCCATTTGCAAAGTATTAATTGCCATTGATTATTACCTCATTTCGTCATTAAAAATTAACCCTCGCTAGGTGGTTTAATACCTGCGATTTTGTACATTTCTGCTAATTGACTATTGCCGTCATTCGCATTGCCTGCACCTGCACCGCTGCCGCCGTTTTGCGCTGTTTTAACCGCATAAGGCTTGTCAGCAAGAAATGCCGTTGCACACTCCTCGATAGTGCCGATTGTGCCATCGTCCTTAGTCCAGCCATAAGAGCCGTCTTGTTGTACGGAAATCTGCCCAGCTATGAGCTTGCTGAATGTTTCGGCGTCTGTGCAATTAGCTTTTGTTAGCGCTGCGATTGTTTGAGCGCTGATTTCGGAATTAGTACGTTTCTCGATCTCTGCTTGGCGAGCTTTTTCTGCTTGCTCATACTTATCTGTAAGGCCTTTGATTTGTTTCTCTAGAGCCAAGATTTCTGGGCTTTTTTCGCCTTTGTGAGACTCAAATTCGTCAACCTTACCTTTTAACTCATCACGTGCTGTCGTTAAATCGGTAATTTGTTTCTCGAATTTGAGGCGGTCGGCTTTGGCTCCCTCATTAATGCGAGAGATTTCGCCTTTAAAGCCTGCCACGAGGTCTTTGCCCCCCTCGAGCTTTTCAAGTGCTGCGTACAATTCTGCTAAAGTCATGAGTCTTTCTCCTTTTCGTCATGAATTACGCCACATTTCGCCGCTTGCTAGTTTGTGGCAATATAAAAGGCCCATGCATTCACTTGCATAGGCCTGTAGGTCTAAATTATGTATTTTCTTTTGGTGTTCTAGGCTCGAATGTTTCACCATTCCAGCCCCTTGCGTAGTCTTTCCAGTTAGCTTTACCGCTTTTAACCTCTTTACTGCCGCTTATACCGAGCAATTTCTCTCTGTGATCACGAGAAATAGACTCTATATATCGCTTGCCGCCCTCGTCTGTATTGTCTTTCGCCTTTGTAATATCTACTTCAAAATCATAGACAGGCGATATTTTGCACATGCAATGAGGGTGAGCTGGCAGCGTTGGGAACTTATCTTTTGGATATACGCCCTTACCTAAGCCGTATAAATCGGCGTTAGCGTAAAGGTCGCATATATCATAGCGAGGGTGTCGGCTTGATAACGTCCATTTCAAAGCTACTACATCATCATCGTTGATATATCTGTTCATTTGGCCGTCAGCATATGCTCTAGCCATTTCTGTGCGAGCTATCCTTTCGGCGTTGTATCGTGCTTTTTCTTGCACCGCCACAGTAACAGCTCGAGAAAGGTCTATAGCGTTACCCTCGTCTATGGCTTGAATTAATTCAGAATAGGCAGCTCGTAGGCTAGGCGTTGTATTCTGCTGCACCTTACGCTCTGCTCGCCTAATTACTCGCTTAAATCGAGCTAATTCCTCATCATTGAGCGATTGAGGCGGCTTTAACGCTCTAAGACGTTCAATATGTTTAGGGAGTTTATCGGTAGCGATTATGCCGCCTTTGCCATATCCCTCGAATATCGAACGAGCAAGGGCTTTTATACCCTTGCCACGTTTCAATGATTGAGCGATAACTGCCGATGTTTCTCGTTGCACTTTATAGGCGTTGCGATGTAGGCGTTTAGAAAGATTTAAGCCGTCGCTTGCCCAAGCGGCTCGCATAGCCTCGCTAATTGATTGAGTTGTGTAATTAAAAGGTCTATGACCTGCCACCGAGAGCGGTGTAAGTACACTATGATAGGCCTTATTGAAATTTTCCACCATATCAGCCGTCAGAGGGCTCTCTAGCATTTCCATAATAGGATACGACTTATAAGCGATTTGAACGGCCTTATCGGCTGAATACCCAAGCGATACTAATTCACGCACCATTCTCTCGAATTGCTCGAGTATTTTATCAATCGTTTGGCTCGTCTGTGTCATTATCGCCACCGTTTAGATCATCATCGTCATAAGTTTGGTCTTGGGCTTTAGTATCGGCCGCTGTCTGTGCCTCTTTAACGATTGCGTCTTTAGTTTCCTTCTCCAAATTAGGCATATAAGCGTCAATTACTTTCTTTAAGATTTCATTGTCGAATGTGTCGGACTCAAATTCTAAGTCTTTAGCCTGTTGCGCCTGTGTAAGGCTTTCAGTAACATCATTTACCTTGAAATCTTTTGGATATTCGCAAAAATACTCTAGGTTATCGCCGCTCCATAGCTTGTATAGCTCGATAATGTCATATTCTGCATTCTCACAACGTACCGCAAAGGCTGCGAGATTTTGATTAGTACGTTCAAAATCCCATTGTTTAGCAACGCCGCTCTTTGCTTGCTGTACACCGATTACACTATCAATGCCACTCATGCGATACATTTCATTGATAAGCTTATCAATTTGAGCCATAAGCACCTCGGCTGGGCCTGTATCTGGGGCAATAAAGTTCGGCGCTTTGCTTGACTCAAATGGATATGCGAGCAAGTTATCAGTACCGATAGTTACGTCTTGCAAGCCGTTATTATCGACTGGCATAGTTAATATGCTAAATGTTTGATTGTATAGAATTTGAGAGAGTAAAGAGCATAGGTTATATACATGAGCATTCGTTTTGGCGATACTTAGATACTCTGGCGGCGGAAGAATATCACGCTTGCGAGCCGCTCTACCGAACCATTGAACGATTGGAATACGTCCGATATTATGCTCGCCTTTGTCGATGAGTTTATTCTCATCATCTGTGATTTTCCATTCGGTAGGCGTCCATGTATGGCAACGTGCTTTGATTGTACCGTCCGCATTCTTCAAATAGGTTGCATAAGTAAATAATTTGAGCTTGCCGTTGTCGTCAAACTCATAATTCACTACATTCTTAGGCTCAACAGCCGTGAGGTAAGGCATAGACCTATTAGCCAAAGTTTCAGCCAAAGAGCTGCCGAACTCGCTCACATTGTCTACAACGATGTACATAACCCCATAGAGCTTGGCTGCAACAGCATTTTGCTCTATAAACTCCTGCAGCGTAGTTCCTTGTCTATCTACATCGTTGATAAACTCATCAAATAATACAGATTTGCCGTATTCTCGCTTGATTTCGTCTTTGAAGATTGGATCTACAGAGGCATTCAAAATAGGCCCTGTGTAATTTAAGTAGTACGCTATCTTACGCCTAAAAGCGATTGATGTAGTACTCTCTCTAGCGTGTTCGGTAATCGCCATTCCAGTAGCGAACATACCGCTACCATAATAGGCGTCATGTAACAGCTCATACTCCTCTAATCGAGGGTTATTTGTAATAATTGCCATATTGCCCCTTTCTAATTGATGTTAATTCTTCCGCTGCGAACCTGCGGCGCATTGATTTTCTCTGCTATGCCTGTGAGTGCGTCTGGGCCGTCGTCATGCGCATTCTTGCCCTCTCGTTGATACTTTGTAATATCAGCAGCGAACTGCGGCCACCTATCACGCCAATTCTTAGGCATATATACATGGTTCATAACCCATGTAGCATTAGACTGAATGCGAGCTATCTTATTGCCGCTTTGATGAAACATATTGATCACACACTTATTAGAGTTATATTTCTGTTTGAGTATACTTTGAACGTTACGGCTAAACCCTCGGCCGCCGTTATTGCTTTCTATATCCGCCACATTTACGCCGTTGCGGTGTAGCATATCGGCTACGGCTGGCTCTGTGGTTTCCATAGCGTCTTTGGTGTATATCACATCGAGGATATAAGCCTCGCCGTCATATACGCCGTATACAATACTTGCCAAGTAGTCGCTGCCTGTATCGGCTGTATCTGTGTAATTCTTGATACATGAAAATAACACGTTACCTTTATCATCTCTTGGCAACGTGTCATATGTAAGTATTTGACTGTAAAGGCAGCCCTTTAAGTCAATCGGTATTTGCTGATAGTTGGCGCTGGCAATATCCTCGCCCATAGCTCTTACTTTTGATGTGTAAGAGGCTTTGGATAGCACCTCTTCGCAAAGCATAGAGCCGTCGTCTTGTAGGGCTTTCATGGTAATGACTTTAGCTTTAAATAACGGATCGTCCTTAAAGTGTTCTATCGCTCTACCTGCTAAATCATCGCTCGCCCAGCGTGTCATAATGATGATTATCTTGCCGCCCTCTTCGAGTCGTGAGAGCATGGTATTAGTAAACCATTCCCAATGTTTCTCTTTAACGCTAGCATTATAGGCCTCTTCGCTGTTTTTAATAATATCGTCAATAATCATCAAAGAACAGCCAAAGCCTGTAGCTGTACCAGTTGGCGAAGTTGCAAGATATGAGTTAGTGTATCCCTCTAAGCTCCATAAGTGCGCCTGTGCGTCGCCTACCGCAACGCTTACAGTAGGGAATACATCAGAGAATACAGTTATATCCTCATCGGCCTTGCTTTCCTGTATAGCATTTCTTACTGATTTACTAAACATTTTCGAGAGCGTTTCATTGTATGAGCCAGTCATTACCTTAGCCGCCGGGTTATTACCAAATAACCATTGTACAAACAGCTGCGCAGTACGGCTCTTACCATGCCGAGGTTATGGGGGCAGGTTCATAATGAGCACGTTATAATTATCATCCTTGATAAAGTTCTCTAGCTCGTCGCATAAGTTGACTAAGTACTTACGGCTTTTCTTGTAAAAGTCGCCTGCTTTCTGATTGCAGTAATAGAAAAACTCACGCCTTGCGAGTTCTAGCTTTGCCAGTCGAATGATTTTCTCTTTATTATCTCGAACCTGCACACCCTCACCCCCTTTGCATGACTATATACAGATTACTGCTATTCCTCACCAATGAGCTTTTTAATATCTGCCGTTTCTACGCCGTCAAATGGGTTTTTCACCTCTACGGCTGCATTGACATTCTTAGTATCTCGCCATTTCTCTGATTGTCTATTTTTTAGCCAGAATATTAACGCCGTAACATTAGGCGCCACGTCTTTAGTAGTGCGCTTAACCTCTAGCATTTCGCTCTCGCCTGTTTCTGGGTTGTATATACGCTCTTTCACTACCTCGTCATACTTATAACCCATAGCGCTTTTGAGTAGCGCATTCTCTACAATTCTATCGACTACCTCTTTACCTCTTTTTAACGCCTCCGAAAACTCTTTATATTTAACTTTCCAAGCGTACAAAGTAGATACGTTAATGCCGATATTATGCGCTATCTGTTCATCATTTAGGCCGTCTCGTGCCCAGCCCTCGAGTCTTATTAGATTATCTGGCTCGAGCCATGTTTCATATTTAGGGGTACGGCCTAGCCTTTTCTTTTTCTTCGGCTCTGTCTTTTTTGCTTTAGCTGCCACGATCTCACCTCTTTTATGTGTAAATACAAAAACACCTCGAAACAGAGTACCCTAATCTCTGCCGAGGTGTTCTTGCGTATGTCTATAGTTGAAAGAAAGGAGGATAGAATGAAACGTATAAGCACCATTCACCACTAACATAGTACCACATATATTTAGTACTGAATATGACAGCTTTATGACAATTTATAAGGCATATGCACCAAATAAATATATGCTCAAATCATCTATCCCTTTATCGAGCCACCTATATACATTTCGTTCTACTGTGTTATGCTTTTCTGCGATTTCCGCAATCGTTAAGTCGTTGATATACCTATCAATTACGCACTCGCAATAGTGCTTTTTATTGTTAATGCAGTTTATGCGGTACACATCAAGCATTTTATCTATATGCTCGATAATGAGCTCGGTACGTCGCTTACTTGCGAGAATGGTTTCAATCTGCAGCAAACCTCTGCGATTAAAAACCTCATACAACACAGTTTGTAAGTCGCTGGGTGTGAGCGTATCCTCTGCCTTTGCAATAGCACTCTTACAATGTGCTTTCATGGCTGTGTAGCCCTCGAGTAGCGTTGTAGTGTTCTTGTAGGCTCTTTCGTTTTTCTTGGCGAGCATATCCTCATTACGCCGATTAAATTCGGTTAAGGCCGTTTGTGCTGCTGTTTCTGCTGCAATCTTAACGATAGCCTCTACCTCTAACTCGGTAAAAGTGCGCCCCTTACACTCCATTCAATCACCCCCCATACATAGTAAAAGCCAGTAGCTAATAATAATATCATTCCGATTGCCACCAGAACACTAAACGCAATAGAGGCTATGAATATAAGGCTTATACGCCTATTGATTTTTTTCTCGACGGCCAAATGTGCCGCCAATCGTGCTTTTTCTAATTTTTGCATTCTTCCATAATCTATATAGCCTTTGAAATGTAGGCGATCATTGTTATTCTGATTTTCCAATTCTGACCGCCTTTCCGTCCTTGACTTTGTAAATAATTTCTTCCTCAAAATGCACGCCGTTTGGTATGCGTTTATTTCTTATGAGCCATTGTCTAATGAGTTTGTTAATACCTAGCTCCAGCTCTTTAATTTCGCTCTCTGGCACGTTTTTAAGCGTTTCATAATCATTTATATCGTTTCTGAAATCAATCTCTAAATCTTCGACTATTTCTTTAGCAATTCCGCCAGTATAAGGCCACCATTGAGAGCAACGGACTAGATAAAATATGTCCTTACCGCACCTTTGAGCCTCTTTTATGCTTGCCTCTTTCGCCTCTTTTAAGCCGTGTATTTCATTTTCTCTAGTCCATTCATAATGGCCGCTTTCAAGAGTGATGATGTATGTATTATCTTTCATCGCTGCCACCTGCTAACTTTACATATTTAGGCTCTATAGAGGTTGTACCGTTAAAGCTCCAGCTCGTTCGTCCATTATCATAAAAATACACTCTACCATTTTCAAATTTTTCAAAATGTCGTTTTACAACTGCATTTTCTGCCTTATCAACAAGTATAGGCGTATCTACAGCAACATTGCTCCAATCAACAATGCCGAGGCACTTACCAATATCGAGATAATTCGGCTCATTGAAATCTGGTATCAAATCACTCAATACATCAATTCGCTCAAAGCTGCCCCAAACATATGTATGATTATCTAGAGTTTCTGGCTGCTGTTTTGTAGCTATATATCCACCCAAGCCGCCAGCATGAAAAATGTATTTAAACCCTCTATCATATAATTTTTGTAACAGCCACTTACGGCCCTCTTTATCGTTCATGTTAATGCTCCTTTACAAACCAATCAAAATCATAGCAGCGATCGTAAAGCATTTTCTACGCAATCGGCACACTTTAAGATCAAACTAGCGCCTTTTGAGTATTGATGTATCTCGAACTCATCAAAGCCATGTTTCGCTAGCTCTTCCATGCTACATAGCATTATTTTTTTCCACCTCTCTACCCATTAATCGGTATAACTCGCCTTTTACATATGCTCGTGTAGCCTCGATATAGCTATCTAGTTCGTTATTTTCTAAAATTTCAGCTCTGGCTATGCTGCTTAAATCGACTTTTACATCGCAATTTTTATAACGCCAGATATAGTCATATATTCTGGTATTCAGCAAAACAACCTTTCTCTGCTTGATAGTCGGAACGATTATATCGTTACCAATTACAATGGTTAAAGCTGCTCTTAACTCTGTTAGGCCTAGTATGCTTTCAAATCTATTCATACGCTCCACCTACTTTTTGAGCTCTGCGCTAACATACGCTACTAGCGATACTGCGAATGTACCAAGAGTTAAGCCAATCAATCGCAATACATCGCCGCCAGTTACGCCGAATAAACCAATTAGCCAAAGCACTGCCGCAATAGCGAGCGCAATAAGCTCAACTTTCATTGCTAGAATAAGTACTATGGATACTGTGTATAAGAATGCTTTCATTTTTAACCTCATTTCATCTGATACTCAAATTTAATATCCGTTTTAGGCGCATTAATCATAACGAAAATGCTATGATGTGCAGGCGTCTTTTTATTTTCGCCTGTTTCGCTTATGAATTTAATGCGCTTAGTCGGAACATATACGCTTATATTTGTTTTGCTAAATAGCTTGTGCCGTTGTACCCCCCCCCCAATGTATCTATGGGTAATACCAGTACACACGGCTTGCCTGTTTCAATACATTTAGCTATAATCTCATCTTTATTGCTATATGGTGGGTTAGATATTAGATAATCAAACTCATATTGACTGGTTAAAAAATCAGTAATGCCATATATAGCCGACGGATCATACTCTTTAGTGATTACTTTTGTAAAATTGCTTTTCTCTGTGTCGAATGGCAGCAGTACCCTCGCACCTTTAGGCGGTGGAAATATCTCGAGCATAGTTTTTACTGTTTCGAGCGGTGTATACCATTCATCAGATTTCAAGCCTTTTATAAGAGCCTGTTTCATTTCAACCTTTCCAATTTAACGCCTGCATTTAAAAGGCGATTTCTCACCACACAGAATGCCCCTATAGTTGCTCAATTCTATCTAATAAATCGAATACCTCGTCGCTTGTTAGATAGCCGATTACATCATCTGTGATTGGCGTATCATAGCAAAGCTCACCATGTTTTAATACAGCCAGCTCAAAAGGCTGCGCCTCATTACAATAAGCAATACCGCCAGTAATTACAGAGGCGCCGTATCCGTTATCAAATCTAAATATCCATTGTTCGCCGTCCATACGTGGCGTATGGCTCACCAGCCCATTATGTGCTTGAAAGTCTTTGTATTCTTACATTGTTTACCTCTTTTTTATCCCTTAAAAAATACAAGCCAGATTGTTTTACCTCTACGTTGGCCAATTACAGGCTCACTAGGCAATAATTTTTTAACATCTGAAAATAGTACTTGCTCCTCGTTCCATTTAAAAATGAATGTTCCGTTTTCTTTTAGCACTCGCCAGCACTCTGAAAGCCCTTGTTTAATATCGTCTTTCCAGTTAGGCCCTAGTGTTCCATATTTAGCTTTTAAATATGATGTTTCGCCTGCATGTTTTAAATGAGGCGGATCAAAGATTACTAAATAAAATGTTTCATCATCAAAAGGCATGCTTTTGAAATCTGCCACTATATCTGGGTTTACTACTAACTTTCTGCCGTCGCACAGCGTTGTTTCTAACGTTCGATTATCCATATATAAAGCGTTTTCACGCTCTTTATCAAACCAAAACATACGAGAGCCACAACAGGCGTCTAATATCTGTGGTTTATTGAACGAGTCGCTCATGACTCACCTCATTTATGCCTTTGATCTCATTTATTACAGCAGCTTTCGCCTCATTGAATAGTTCTGGATCATCACCAGCCACAATATACAAAGCTTGCTCCGCTACATCGCAAACAAAGGATAACAACTCTACCGTGTTACACTCCTCTGCTGTGAGCGTGAAGTGCTCGCCGTTATATTCTGCTTTTATAGTGCGTTTCATAGCGCCCCCCTTAGTCATAAATTACTAGCTTTTCGATTTCTAGCTCTACTTCATCAACGCATACATCATGAGTACACTCTATCTTTCCGCAATCAACTGTAATCTGATCGTTAACAGTTTGTAAGATTTGAGTCTTTAGTTCTTGCGCCTCACTTTCGCTCTGTGCGTCGATTGCTATATCTAATCTGATTGCGCCTGTCAGTAGCAACCTGTATTCTGTTTCGCTATTTGTCATGGTGTGTGATGTCCTTTCTGAAATAGCTTTCTAAATTCTTTGTATGAAATAGAGGTAGGGGCTTTAGGCTTTCCGTAGCCCCTAATTGGTGCAACTTTTCGGCGTTTAGGCTTTTGAGTGGTGTCGCACTCTATTGCTTTTTGCCTTTCGTACTCATTGAGTAAGACAGTATCATCATTTACTGGCTGAATAGTGATCTCGGCCCTTGGTCTGTCTTTGTCAATGCCTGCAATTTTCGAGCCGTCATAATTGACGATGTACTTATCATTATCAATCACGCCAGCCGCTTGCAGTATGTCGCTAGTTGCTTGTAATAGGCCTACCAAATCTGGCCAATGCGCTCGGTTTTGTAAATAATAGCGGCACCGAGCCGCTATCGGCCCATGAACAGCTTGCACTCTCCCCAGCTGCATGAGAGCAACTTTCTCATATTCTTCAAACGCTTTTGATGGTAAGATTACACGTTTATTATTGATGAGTGCTATTCTGCTGCCGTTTTTTTTCGTTCTTGGTTGGCCTAGTATTACAATTTCCAACTTTACACCTCTATAACTTTCAAATTATTTTCTAATTCTATGCGGAAAATTTTGTTATTTTACCGCCTCTAACTATTCTCTCGATATTCCTATCGTGAGAATTTTAAACTCGCCTTATATGGCGTTTAAATGAATTTTGGTTATCTGTGAGAGGCGCCCATAAACACAGCCTCTTGATATTCACCTCGTAAGCGATCATATATACGCTGGCTGTAATTATCCTTTGTCCAGCTATCGCTATAGTTAGTTGTGAGGATAATCGGCCGCATTCTGTTATAGCGGTCGATGATAATACTCTCGACTTTCGCAGCTACCCATTCAGATTTTGAGTATTCTGCCCCAAAATCATCGAGCAGTAAGAGCGGTATATTCCGCAGCTTTTGCTCATAGTTTAGGAATGCCACGCTATCGCCTTTAGATAAGGTGAGCATATTGTCCAAGAGATTTGGCATTGAAATCATTAAGCACCCCTTGCCAATCTTAAACGCCTCTTTCAGTAGGCACACACCTAGCGAGGTTTTTCCTGTGCCAGCTGGGCCCCTCAATATAAGCCCTTTCCCTGTGTTCAAATTCTCCTCTAGGTGCTGTCTGTAGTCATTCACTATGCGATAGGCCCCTTGGTTTTCCTTTGGAAACGTTCCATTTTGTTTTAGCCAAGTGAAAGACATTTCATAGTAGCGTTTAGGAATACCAGCCGAGCTATATGTATTGTTTATATCGATCTGAATGATTACAGGCTTATCATAGATAGGCTTGTAAAATTCGTAATCAGTTTTGGCCGTGCACTCTTTCGTATTCTGCTCTCCAATCGACTTCCTCAGTTTTTCGATTTCTTCCGTTGCGTTGAATTGTTCCATTTTCTAACCTTTGATTTTTCAATATCCCCTCTACATATCTAATACTTGACTTCCCTCGTTCTTTTGCGATATTCACAGCCTCACTCGTTGCTTGTAAGCCGTATTCGCTCACTAGATCATCAAGAATACCTTTTATATAAGGCGAGAAAGGGCCAAAGTGTTTAGTCCATAGATCATAGATTTCTATATTTAAGACAGGAGAGAGAGTTTTTTCCTCTTTCTCTTTATCTCTAGTTGTAGATATAGTTATATCTCTATCTATATCTATAACTCTATCTCTATTCTCTATTTCTTTCTCTATCTCTTTCTCTATCTCTTTCTCTATCTCTTTCTCTATCTCTTTCTCTCCGTAACAGGTTTGTAACGGCTGTGAACATTCTTGTAACATAGCTGTAACATTGTTACAAAGTTGCGTAACATTGTTACAATCTAATTCTTTCGATTTATTGCGCAGTTTCCGCATTCTACTTGCTGCGGCGGTTTCTGAGCCTGTGTTATTGTTAGCCTCTGGCAAATAATATTCATCGGCCTCACATTCCAAAAGTAAACCATTTTTTAATAAATAATTTACAGTTATTTGAACATTCTGCTCGTCCTCGTCAATGTCGAGAGCTAACTCTGATACAAAAGTTTCCTCGTAGCCGTCAAAGTACAACTTGCCGCCGTCTACAATCGAACGTAAGAGCATTTTCAAGTAAATAATGGTATATGTATCACCACCAGCCACCCTACGCAGTCTCTTAATCTCTTTCTTTTGAAAGAAATCTTTGTGCAATCTAAACCAGTAATATCGTTTAGGATCTGCCATATATCCCCCTTTCTATTTAACTGGTGCGAATGTAATCACATCTCTATCACCTGTATGTCGATACAGCCCAATTTGTAAGCCATAATCGAGAATACTCTTTACGGTATTGGCTAATACCCCTGTTGCCTTTTCAGCTCTCACCATAAATGTAGGTGTATAAGGAATATCGCTCACATTTAGCTCTGCGATATGATCCCTCACTTTCACCCAATCAGCCCCAAACTGATTAAGCATTTTGTCATTATTATTCATGACCGACTACCTCGCCTGTGTTAGCGTCGATAATCTCACCAGCTACGTTGTAGGTGTCGCCGCTTGGCTCGTTTACAGTTTCCTCATATTCAGCGTCGATAGTTTCACCGCTAAAATCGACATCAAAATCGCCGTCTTTATTCATGCTGATTATGCCGCCGTCATTAGAGAGGGCTTGGCTCATTTGTACGCTTTCAATGTTTAAAGGGCCGTATTTAGAGAGTAACTGTTTAAGTACAGTTTTCTCGGCCATTGTATTGAAATCAGTTAAACCCCATTTATCTGTGCCGCCTTTATAGTTTTTGCTGTATTTCTTAGCGTGTGCAATCATTTCATCAAGCGTCATGAACAGCATTTTTTCAAATCCGTTTGTTAGCTTAAAATATGCTAAATAGCCAATGACTTTATCGCCTGTGCGTTCGCCAAATCGGAATTTATCGAGTAAGCGGTTCTCGTATTCGAGCTCGCCCTCGTATACTGTTTTGGTGGTAATGTTTAAATATTTGTCGCTGCGTTGGGCTAATTGGATATAACCCTTATAGCCGAGTTGAAATTGAGCCTCGCTGCCATAAGGCACGATGTACGCAAAACCTAAACTCTGGTTAATTGGCAAGTCTAGCACAGCCGCCTGTGCTGCCGCCCCAATGACTGAGGCAGGGTTAGCATTTGCCAAATATTTATTATTGTTAGTTACTGCGATAATGCTGCTCATAAAGCCAGCTGCTTTCTTGCCTAGCATTTCCTCAAATTTTTTCTTGTATGCTGGGCTTTCGAGCATACCTTTTAATGTTTTAGTCTCTTTTGCGGCTGTGATAGTGTTTTTCTTTAATTCAATTCCTGTTGTAGTTGCCATTAGATTTTAATCTCCCCTATTACTAACACTTCATTTTCAAAGTCGATATATACCCCTTTTATTTCAGTTGTATACTTAATTGCGTCCGCAGGTGTTCTGATAATCACACCAAACTCATCAGGAACGGCCTCGAGTAGTTTTCTTAGGTTATATACTTCCATCATTTCACCTCAAATCTACGACTAGGCTCACCCTGCTTGATGTAATTTGTATACATTTCTGGGTGATCGCTCTTGAATTTTTTGCTGTCGAATGTTTCACGAGGCTTGCTAGTTTTCCAAGATACAACATGCTCGCCAGCTGTAGCCTTTTCGTTATCTTTCATATAGTCCTTTAAAAGATTTTCAATACCTCGCTTTTGAGCCTCCAACTCTGTGAGCTGGTCTTTGATTTTTAGATAATCGATTACAGCGTTGCCATATTCAGCAGGTAGCTCAATAACATTACCGTTACTGTTTTTATAAAGTTTTTTGAGTGCCTCGCTGCAAGCCTTGCTATCGTCTGGCGCTGGCATGGTTTTAGTTTCCACTAACCGCCAAAACTCTCGGCCAGTATCAATAATTGCTTGGATAATCTCCTCATTTCGTGGCACCTCTTTATAAACAAAGGTGTTACCACCAATAAGAGCAGCTATCCACCAGCTAGATTTACCAGTAACAGCCATATAGTGCTGACATTGCACATAATAGGCGTCTGGTACGTTGTCGCCTTCCCATTCTTCTTTTTTGAATGCGTTCGCCGTTTTGCATTCGAGGCCTGCGTCTTGGCCTACGATCTCCCTATCTATGTTAGCCAAGAGATACGGCCATTCCTCGCTTTGTAATGTGTAGTTGTTATTTCTAACTTTCCACCCTGTACGCTTAGCGAACTCTTGGGCTACAATATCCTCGAGGACTGTACCCCAGTACATAGCCTCGGACTCTTTTTCGTCTACTGTGTCGCTCGTCTTATCGAGCCATACATCAAGAGGGCTGCGCCAGTTATTAACGCCTAATACGGCGCTCATATCAGAACCGCCAAGCCCTAACTTGCGAACCTTTAGCCATTCCTCTCGAGTGGCGTTTTTGCTGTCAAAGATTTTTTTGTACATTGTGTGATGTTTCCTTTCTTTTCATTAGAAAATAAGATATAATAATGTTGTGTGATGTTCCTTTTTAGGAATATAAGAGCCATTCGCTTTTTGTGAATGGTTCTTTTTTTATGCCAAAATACAGATCATTGAGTAGATACTGTATAGGACAGCTGGAAATGTGCTTGCCATACATAGCGTTGCTAATACCTCAATTACCATTTAATTAAAGCCTCACCAGTACACCACCAATAAGCAGTGGCAAAGAAAAAAACCAATGTTAAGAAAGTGAATAAAGCCATTTGTAACGATGTAGGCTCATCACTTTTGCCTAGCCGTCTAGCTTTCATCGGTTTTCTGTGTCTTGCTTTTAATTGTTGAGTCATCATCGTTACTATTTCCTTTCTTTAAAGTGATATACCAGTTGGCTTAGAATGTCGCCGTACACCCAGCCCATTAATTTATGAGCTCGCTTTAACTGCTGTACTCTCTTTTTCATGGTTTTTATCCCTTTCTTTTTTCCATGCCTCAAAATCTTTTATATTTTGAGGGTTATTGTAAAACTCATATATTGAGTCTATAAGTAGCTGCATATCATTTACCTATAAACCGATTAATAAAATACTGCTGCCCTTTGCCTGTTACTTTAGGCGTTTTGTTTATGCTGGTTCTGCCGTCTGAATGAGTGATAGCGGTTTCTTTAATTCTGAAAAGCCCCATTTCCATAGCTCTTTGAGTTGGCATATTGTAAGAGCCGCCTTTTCTTGAGATTAAAAAGCCCTCGTTTCTCAACCGCTCAAATAGTCTATTTTGTCCAATATTATGGCCGTTCTGATTTAAGAGTTTTGCTAGATCACCGATTAAAATATCGGTAACGCTAGAACTTACAGCGTCGGCAAAAAGCACTTTCGGCCGCTGCGCCTCAACTAAGGCTTTAGTTTTATTGTGCTGCTCTACCTCATCTGCATAAGCTCGCAAAGCCTCTGGCAAGGTTCTAGGAATATTTAAAGCGTAGCTGCCTGTTCTGCGTAATGCAGGGAGCACCTCGTGTGTTATCCAGCGTTTAAATTCTTTTGCCTCTGGTTTGCGGCTTGACATTACCAAGCTATATAAGCCATATTCATTAACAACGTTCGCCTCACCTTGACGCCCTAGATTTAATCTAGCCCGTTCATCTTCATCTAATCGCTTTAGCGTATCTGTTGTATTTTTGATTTCCAAACAATCGCATACATCTTTTGCTACAAACCACGGCTCATTATCTTGTAGGATAATTCGCACATTCCCAAACATTGCATTATTAAACACTTGTAATTCGTTCATTTTTTCACCTCCTTTTATAAAAAGTAATCAATCGTAGTACCAAAGAAGTCGGCAATCTTTTTAAGATTATCTAAGCTCGGCTTATATCGGCCTTGTTTCCAAGCCGTCATGGATGATGTTTTAATATCCAATGCCTTGCACATTCTATAAGGCGTAATATTGTTATCTTTTAACAGCTTGTCAATTTTTTCATACATATTGTAAATTCACCTCTTTTCTGATATATTTGAATTAGTTAATATTTGTTAGCTAATATTTACGAATTTGAGTGTTTTTGTGATTATCTCGCATTTGTTAGCTATCTTGTGATTACATAATAACTCACATTTGCGAGATAGTCCAATTAAGCTTTCATAAAAATTTTAAACAGAGGCTTAAAAATGAATAAAAATATAGTTTGGGAACGCATAGAAACATTAATCAAGAGAGAGAACATCAGTGCTTATAAGCTAGGTAAAGATACAGGAATATCTACGGCCTCGCTTACAGACTGGAAGAAAGGCCGCTCATCGCCAAAATTTGACAAACTAAAAAGGATAGCGGACTATTTCGGTGTGTCTGTATACTATTTAACTGGCGAAGTTGACGACTTCGACTCTGCTCGTCAACAAAAGATAGGCTTTATAAAAAGCTGCGGTGTTGATACAGATTTCTCGCACTACGACGATGAAAGTATTGACGATATATACGTCGCCATGCAATTAAGAGGTGCGGCGGCGCAAAATAAAAAAGCATCCTCTCGCATTGACGTAAAAGAGGACGCTCAAAATATGGATTTAAAAAAATTATTAGGTAGCCATAGCGTGATGTTCTACGGTGATTATGAGTTGAATGACGAAGAAAAGAATATTATTGAGGGTGTAATTCAAGGGGTGTTATCGCGTAAAAAGAAATAAAAGCATTATCATGGGTGAAATTAAATTAGGGGGGGGTAGTATTATGCGACGAATGTTGCCAAAAGTGTTAGAGGTTATTAAAGAGATGAAGTCGAACGATCCAGATGTCATTGCGTACAAATTGCATATTGATGTCCATTACAGAGCAATGCCGCTAAAGGTTAAGGGGATGTTACTTCGAACGCCGTTCAGCAGGGATGTCATTATTAACTCACGGCTAGACGCGAACCAAAAAAAGGTGGCGTTAGCGCATGAATTAGGTCATGTTATATTGCATAAAGGCGGATATAGCTTATTTGATATTGACCTATTGACAGATAGGGATAAAAAAGAAAAAGAATATCAAGCAAATAAATTCGCTTTTTTATTAGTAGCGCATACCTGCTTGCGAAACTCACCAATGATGATTGACTCAATCAAGAATGAACGGGAGCTTACTTTTACCGACACGGTGGATCTGTTGAAAATATTTGAGAGTACAGGGTGTTATATTAATTAAAAGGGGTAAAATCATGAAGAAACTTATCATTACAGCATTATTGATTTTATCTATTATGCCAGCGCAAGCTATCACTTTGCCAGAATTGTCCAATTATAATAGCTATATAGAGTTACCTAATGCGATGAATGAAAAGCAGTTTATGCCTATTGATGTACAAGTTATAAATACAGGTAACAATACGCTAGAAATCATTACACCAATATATAGCTATATGCCAAGTTATAAAAATTTCATCATCACGGAGTTTGTAAAACACTATTATTATGACTTCAATAATCGCAGCATAGTGTTGGAATTAACACAAACAAACCTCATAGACGGCCGAAATGGTAAAGTACTAGAACAGTCTAACCATAAGCCACCTAAGAGAATTGAATTGCAACCAAATACATATGGTTATTTAGAGGCTATGATAGCGCTAGGCAATGCCCAACGCATAGGCAAATTTACACCGCCAGCAGCCCAATAAAAAAGAGCCCCTATCAAGGGGCTTTATTTCTACCTAAAATAAAATAACCGCCGAACGTATACATCGGCGGTTATCGGACAACACATGTCTTATCTTCTCTAATGAGATTATACTATTGAAAGGAATATCACACAATGACAAATACAAAAGATTTACAAACTGGCGTTATATACGCTCGTTATTCATCTGATAAACAAAGAGACGAGTCAATCGAGGGCCAAATACGAGAGTGCACCGAGTACGCTCAACGTGAGGGTATATTAATTACTAAGATATATACAGATAGAGCTCTCTCTGCTCGCACGGATAACCGCCCAGAGTTCTTGCAAATGATCCGTGATAGCGCTCATCAATCATTTAATTATGTGATTGTGTATCAGCTAGATAGGTTCAGCCGTAGCCGTGAGGATAGCGCCAAATATAAGGGCATATTGCGCCGTAATGGCGTTAGAGTATTAAGCGCAAAGGAACATATTACCAATGAGCCTGCAGGTATCATCTTAGAAAGCATGCTCGAGGGTATGGCTGAATATTACAGCGTTGAGCTATCGCAAAAGGTGCGCCGTGGAATGACTGAAAACGCCCTAAAGGGAAAGATGAACGGTGCGGCTATTCCTCTTGGCTATGACTTAACAGAAAGCCACCATTTGGCCGTGAATGCTCACGAGGCTAAGGCGGTAAGGTTAATATATGACTTATATCTCAAACAGCACTCTATAGCCAAAATTAGCGATATTTTGCACAGTAAGGGCTATCTCACTAAGAAAGACCGCAAGATTTCGCCTAGTGTGATTAAGAATATCCTATCTAATGAGAAGTATATAGGCGTGTATAGCTGGGGTGATATTCGTATCGAGGACTCAATACCGCCTATTATCTCGAGAAAGGTATTCGATGAGGTACAAACTATAATGCCTACACGAATTAAGAATAAAGGCCGACGCTCTGAAATGTATAATCTATGTGGCAAGCTAATTTGTGGCGAATGTGGCGGCCATTATATGGGCTCTACGGCTACATCAAGAAATAAGGAAAAGCACCATTATTACGTATGTACTAATCGCCGTAAATACCACACTTGCACAGCGCCAAATATTCGACGTGATGAATTAGAAGACTTAGTCATTAATAGAACGCTTGAAATTCTAAATCAGCCGTCAAATATCGCTCGTATAGTCGATTTAGTTATGTCTGGATATAATAACACTACCCAAGAGGCTAAAACGGCCATACAAGGCGTAAATAACAAAATTAAGGCTATTGATACAGAATTAGATAATTGCATGAGTGCAATCAAGCAAGGTTTTATTACGGAACGCCTAAAAGGCGAAATAGAAAACCTCGAGAGCGAGCGCAATAACCTAATCGAGCAAAAAGCGAACCATGAGAGCGCTCTTATACCTATCAAATTTACAGCGGATCATATCGAGTACTTTCTCGAAAGAATGGCAAAAGAAAACCCTACCACTAAGACAGGTCGCTCTCGTATTCTTGATACATTTATCAAGAGCGTAACTATCTATAGTGATAGGGTTGAAATCGTCTTTAATTATAAGCATGAACTACCAGAATTTAACGACCGATGCGAAACTGGTTCGCATTTCAAAGTATTGGTGGGCCCACCTGGGATCGAACCAGGGACCGACCGGTTATGAGCCGGTTGCT